TATGAATTGCCTTTGTTTTGTATATATTCATCATAGTCTTCGTGAGCTAGTATCTTTTGCTCATTAGATAAAGTTCCATTTTCTGCTAAATACATAAAAGTTGTTAATTCACTTTTTAACCGTTTCATCTTTTCATTATGTAGTTCATCATTAATTGGTTGTAATAGTTTCTTTATACCTTTCATTAGTAAACCATATAAAGTTCCTATTCCAGCAGTTAAAGCTACTATAAATACTATTATGTCTTTTATTTGTCCTAAAGTTATGTTATCCATTATTTTCCCTCTAATCTTTTTTTCATTTTTTTGTATTTTCTTTTATAAAGCCAATACTTTATTTTCTTTCCATCATATTTTGCACCAATCATTTTACGTTCTGTTTTATAAAGCTCATTTAATTCTTTTTCATTTATCATCTTTATTTACCTGTACCATACACATTATAAATATTCCAAACAATGTACCTAAAAGAAAATCTATCATACTACCACCTTAATCTGTTGTTTTTGTGTATATAATCTCTAGACGGCAGTTTAACCCACTATAAGCTGATATCTCATTTACTACGTGATATTTACCAGAAGCAGGAAGCCCCCATCCTGTAACTCTTTTTGCTGCGTCATTTATAAATGGAAATGGAAACATTCTATTATTTCCACCACTATCAGGGTTGTTAAAATAACCTGACTGTAACATACAAATTTGTAAATTAGAAGCTACGTCAACGTCTGTTGCTCCGTTTGGTAAAGTAAAAAAAATAGATTTTCTATATAATGGTTTACCGTTTACGTATGTTCCTATTACAACTTCATTTGATGATATATTTCTGCTATTGTTTAATTCATTAAAATTATTATTTAAGTTACTAGCATTTAATGGAGTTGTAGTATTTGGTAGGTCTTGAAAAGTTACTAAACTCATATTAATTTCCTCCTTTATTAATAATATTTTTTAATTCTTCTATTTCTTTTTGTTGTTCTTTTATAGCTTGACAACATACTGCTACAAAAGAATATAAATCTATTGAATCGTTATCTTGGTTAGTTATTTCTTCACTATACTTAAAGCTACTTCCAATAACTACTCCTATGTGTTTCTTTACTTCTTTACTTTCTGTTTTATAATGATATCTATATATATCAATGTCTTTTAAAATATCTAAAGCACTTTCTAACTTTTGAAAGTCTTTTTTTCTTTCTTGCAAAGATACGTTATTGAAACCAAACGCATTTACTACTGATCCCCATAATTCTGCATAACCATCAGGGCTTTCAGTTCTTATACAAGCAGTTTCATCAGTACTATAATCGTAAGAAGTAATTCCATTTTTCCATACTGCAGTTCCTACAGGTCTTGCACTTGTACTATTTGGAGATATAACTTCTAAAAAAGCTGCACTTTCTGTATAATTTCCATTTACTACTAAACGTCCACTTTTTATTAAGTTTGCATTAATAGTTCCTGTAGTTATGTTAGAGCCATTTATTGTTGTTGCTCCTTGTCTACTTAAATCAGTGAATTTAACTAAACCACTTAAAGTTATATTGGCATTTTCATTGTCTATTTGATTTCCATTTTCATCATATAATTTTATGTTAATTCCTGCACTTGTACTATTATCAGTTGCAGTAAGTGAAATTGATTTGGCACTTTGGCTTATTCTTGTTGATAAAGCATTTGTTGTGTCTTTTGTTGCGTATGTTTGTGCTACTTCACTTGTTATTTGATTTGCTGTTTGTGTTATTGTACTTTGTAATTCTGCTTTTGTAGAATATGTTGCAGCTACTTGGCTTGTTATTGATTCAGCAGTTTGGCTTATACTACTATTTAATTCTATTTTTGTTGCATATTGAGCTGTATAAGCATTTAACACCATTAAACGTACAAATATATAACCTCTTGAATAGCTTGGAAGTGTTACTGTGTAATCTCCTTCTGTTAAAGCCAAATAAGGTTGTATTTCGGTCTCATAATTGTAAGTTCTTATAACAGGAGTACTTAGTAAGCTTACACTACCATCTGCATTATATTTGCATTTTTTAGTTAAAGTACATGTATTAGTTTCATAATCTGCTATAAAGCTATCATAGTTATCGCTATCGTAATATAGTAAATCATCAGGCAACGTGTACTCGAATACGTCACTCGTCGTTACATTAGTAAATCTTATTTTTCTTATTTTTAAATACGTTGTTGAGCTTGGATATGTTGCACTACTAGGATATAGATAACTTATGTTGTCTACTATAGGACGTATTTCAAATCTTATAGGATAAGAAACTGCAATGTTTTGAAGTTCGCTTGACTCTATACTTGCGTCTTCTGCTGTTGCACTTGTCGTTATATCTGCTATGTCGCTTATTTGTGACTCTATGCTATCAATGTCTTGTGTTAAGGTTGTTGTTCTACCTGTTCTATTTCCTATTGCGTCTGTGTTATCTTGCACTTGTAAAGTTAAGCTACCATAACCTTGAATAACATTTGTGTTTAAGTTTCCTGTTGTTATGTAATCTGCTACTATAGAGCCGTCCATTGTCATAGCTAGTCCATACGGTCCATTGATTCCATTACTTGAATAACCTAAGCCGTTTAAATTCCATCTCCATACTTTTGTTGCTGTTGTTGGATCATCTGTATCCATGATGTATAATTCGTTATTTGTTTTATATACATAACCACCCATAGCACTTGTAATTAATTCAGTTGCATTTGCTTGGGCTGCTTGAAGTATAGATGTTGGATTTATGTCTTCTACACTTTTTGTTATTCTATTAAATTCTGTTACGATACTTGGAGCTAGTGTTCCTATTTCGTAATTTTCTATTCTATCGGTTAAAACATTATAGGTTGTTGTTATTACTCTTGTCTCATAATCCATTCCCAATATTTCTGCCGTTATTGTATCTCCTATGTTTACTCTTTCTAAGTTTTCATATTCTTTATACTCGTTGGTTTTTGAAAGTTCTATCCAATCTATTTTTATATTTATTAAAGGCTTGTCGATTCCATTTGCATACTCTTGATTAGCTCTATTCCTTAATTCTTGATATGCGTCTTGTATATCGTGATATGCTCCTTCTATGTCAGGGTCATATACAACGTCGCTATATTCTATCTTTACTACTTTTGGTGTTGGATAGTTATTTATTAATGGGCTATCAACGTATAACTCTGGCAATAATAATCCATCAAATCCTTGTGGCATTATTCTTGTAGCCATTTCTGTTATATCTACAGTTATGTTGATTCCAGTTATGTTTTTCCCAAATAATAACTTAACTCCATTGTCACTTCCTACTCTTGATAAAAAATTAATTTTATAGTTGTCTCTTTTTAATTCTCCACCAAATAAATTAACCATAGAGTTTTCAGTATCTCCCATTATGCACGAAACTGGATTACGTCTTACATATCTTGCCGTTTTAGTGTTTGTTATGTCACTATAACAAGTAAAACTATTAGCAAAATTAGTATTGTCTAATATGTGTTGTAAGAAAGGTTGTGCTGATAAATTAACTGGATATGTGTTATTTATAAAGTTATCGTTTAAGTCGTAAAAGATATGCTGTGCCATTACTTTTATTGTCTTAAAATCTTTATTTGTTTTCTTTATTCTAAATAACTGATATGTACCATCAGCTACTTTTGATTTTATAATGTTTCCTTCTGTTAAGTATTCAGCAAGATGTCCGTTTACTAAATACTCAATATTAAGGTTGTATGCTCCGTTTAAGGTATCTGTTACTTTTGCACTTATTACATCAGTAAGAAACCCTAAACCATTGTTACTAAATGAGGTTGTTGATTCTGTATATATATTCATAATAACCTCCTAAAAATATGTATTTTTATAACTTGCAGATAAAGTTGTAATTGTTCCAGACGTTCCTATCGTGTTTTGCCCTGCTACAAAATAAGGAAAGTCGTATTGCATTATGCTAGAAGCATTGTTGTTATTACTATCAATTATTACCTTATTTTTGCAGTCTAATGTATAAGTTCCACTTGTATCATATAAATAGAAAGTTTGATTATTTATTGTTACTGATACGTCTCCACTACAAGTAATAGTTAAAGTTGGATACACATTTGTATATGAAGCAATTTCAAATGTAGCAATTCCTAACAAATTTAAAGTAGTAGCTGCTATGTCTTGTCTTACTGGATTTATTAAAAATGTTACTTGAAATCTTTTAAACATTTGCACTTGCTCGAAAGGTATCTGGCTATTGACTATTGCTGTGTATTCTGTTTCATTGTCAAAACTCAATGTACCATAACCATCTAATAAATCTTTAATTCCGTTTAAATCTGCTGTATCGCTGCAATGACATTCTAAAGTTAAAGAAAAAGGCTCATAAGCACCTGTATCAATACTTAAAAAGCCATTTCTTCCTTCAACTTGATATGTATTTATTTTTTTCTTAGCTTTTGCTATTTTTGGCAAGTAATCTACTATTATTCCTACACTTCTAAAGTTTGTTCCTTTAAAAATAACCATTATTATTTGCCTCCTTTTGCTAATGCACTATTACGTCTATAAAATTCTAGTTCTTGAGCTAGTTGTTGTACATCACTTTCTCTTTCATTATTAAAGTTTTCAATTTGAATAATTAAAGGGTTTGAATTAGCTGTTGGGTTTATTGTTGGGTTTACACTTGATTCAATTCCTCCTGCTAATTGATTCATAGCATAGTCTACTTGCTTTTCTGTATCTTCTATCCCTTCAACTATTCCATCTCCTAAACCTATTCCTATCCATTTACCTACTTCATCTCTCATAAGTTTTGAAGGGCTGCCTATTCCAAAGAAACCTTTAAAGCCATTTACAATAGCTCCTCCTACATCTTTTACAGCTCCTCCTACCGTTCCAGCTGCTGAGGCAATTCCTTTTCCAATACCTCCAACAACATCAATTCCTAAATTTATTCCTTTTCCAAATAACCAGTTTCCTGTTATTCCATATGAAACTGTACCAATACCTTTAGCTATTGATGTACCAATATCAATTCCTGCGTCTACAAATTCTTCTTTTGAGTCTTTAAATTTTTTTACAAGTTTATTTATAATTTTACCTGCTTCATCTAATAAATTAGGTATAGCATTTATCAACCCTGTAATTAAATTACTTATTAAAGAAAAACCTACATCTAGCATTTTACCTGTTTTTTCTTCAAATGCCTCTGCTAACTTTCTAATTATAGTTGGCACTTTTTCAATTAATATTGGTATAGCATTTATTAACCCTTGAGCTAACCCAATAATTAATTTAAAACCTACATCAATAATCAAATCAATATTATCTAATAAAGTATTTACAATAACTAAAATTGCTTCTAATAATGCTGGTATTAATGCTGGCAATGCTTCACTTATTCCATTTGCAAGTTCTACAACAATTTGTATTGCTGTTTCTGTTATCATGCCAATATTTTCTGTTATAAATTGTACTATCTTTTTTAATAAAGTAGTTACCATATTTATTAAAGGTTTTACATTATTTGCTACTGCTCCTAAAACTTTTTCAAATAACTTAAAAGCTGAGTCAATAAGTTTTGGAGCCATATTACCAATAAGTGTTATTATTTGTGGTGTAAGTTCATTTGCTAATTGTACTAAACCCTCTAATATTTTTGGTGTTAGTTCTTGTAATGCTCCACTTATATTGTCTAAAAAGTTCATTACTGACTCTACAACATCATTAGCTCCACCAGAGCCATTTAAAAAGTTATTAAAAGCTGCTTTCATTGACTTTGTAGATCCTTGAATTGTTTTAGCTGCTTCTTGTGATGTTCTACCTAATACACCATATTTTTTAGCATACTTTTCTAAAACATCTAATATTTCATCACTTGATAATTCATCAACTGATTTTACTAAATAACCACTTTCTTTCGCTGCTTCTAAAAATCCTTCTTTAGTTCCTTTAATACCTAAGTTTAAATTATCAACATAATTAAATGATCCCTTTAAAGCCCAATTTATAGCATTTGAGGCAGTTGATATATCATATCCAAAAGTGTTTGCTAAATCACTTTCAAGTTGTAACATTCTATTAGTTGTTTCTATTGCTTTATTTTCGTCATCTATGCTGTTTTTTACTAATGGATATGTAGCTGTAAATGTTCTAAAATAATCAGTTTGTGAAAGTGTTAAGTCTTTCCATGCATTTTCTCCAGTTTCTAATACTTTATTTAAACTTTGTTGCCCATTAATACTGTTTTTAAATAATGCTTCTACACCACCAATTTGTTGTTCATATTCTCCATAAGCATTAACACTTGCTGTCATTATTCCTGCTAATGCTCCACTTACTGCTGCTGTTACTTTAGCAATTTCTTTTGTAACACTTATAGCAATTTCTCCAACTTTTTTTAAACCATCTCTTACACCACTTAAATCTACTTTATTAGTGTTTTTAAGTTCTTTGTTAAGATCCTTAATAGCACTTTCACTTTTTGCTATTTCAGCACTTAATCTGTTATAAGCAGCTTTTTGTTCATCAGTAAGATTAGTATAAGCTCCCATTTCTTTTTGTGCATTTTTAAGCTCTTTTAATTTGTTTGTAGAAGCTTCTATGTTTCTTTTTAAAACTTCTTGCTTTTGTGCTAATAATTCAGTATTTTTAGGATCTAACTTTAATGCTGTGTTTAAATCCTTTAACTCTTTGTTAATCTTGTTTATAGGAGCATTTACTGCATTTAATGATTTTTGTAGTTTACTTGTGTCTCCACCTATATCTATTGTTATTCCTTTAATATTTTTTGCCATAATTACCTCCTATGAATACTAAAAAAACTACTCTAGTGAGTAGTCTTTTTGCTACTCACAGAGTAGCATTTTAATTAAGCACTTGGTGTTGACTCATATACAGCAGTAAAGAAAGCATTGTAAGCTGTTGTGTTGTCATCTGTTTTTTCCATAAATACTCTT